TAACAGAGATCATGAATGCGATCCTTCCGGTCATCTCGGATCTGCTCAAAGAGATCCTGCCGCCGTTGATCCAGATCGTCAAGGCGATCCTGCCGGTGCTTGTGCAGTTAATCAAAATGCTCTCGCCAATCATTGACGCCGTGGCGAAGATTCTTGGTCCGCTGATCGAGCTTGTCTTGCAGTTGATCCAACCGCTTTTGGAGCTTATCAACAACATCCTTAAGCCGCTCACAGATCTCTTTAGCGGCGTGGGTGATGTGCTTAGCACGGTTCTCGGCCCGGCTATCGAGTTTGTAGGCGGGTTGTTAAGTAACGTACTCGGCCCGGCCTTTGAGGCTATCGGGGACATTGTTGGAACGGTGGTTTCCCTTGTCACCGGCGACTGGGAAGGGCTTTCAAGCGCGCTGGAGGGCATCTGGGGCGGCCTGAAGGACTTCGCCAGCAGTATATGGTCAGAGATTTCCGGGATCATTGATTCCGCCGTTGAGGGCATCCTTGGAAATGTCAATAAGGCAAGGGATGCGTCTTTGGAAGCTCAGCAGGCGGCTTTGGTAGCAAGTGGAGCGTTGGAAGCGCAGGAAGCAAACCGGCAGAGATACTACGGTTACAGTGATTCCAACAAGGTTAATCAGCTCCGAGATGAATACAACAACTCCGGGCGGAGCGGATCAAACGAAGCCTTCCGGCAGTATTCGCAGGCACGATCCACGGCTGACCATTACACAAGCATATACATGGGTAGCACTCGCGTACAGACTGTGTGCGAGCAGGCTAACTCGTCAAGTAATTCGAGAGATGGAGGGCGTTGATAATGCTTAAACGAGATTTTCCAGTCCTCTTTAACAACGTAGCAATCAAGGGTACTTGCCTCATGTGGGAGAGGAGATATGCCAACATTTCCAACTCCAACATGACCGAGGCGGGCACGGATGATGTTGAGGTCATTCGGAGGGGCAAGACAACCATCGCGGCAGAATTTCAGTGCTCCGACTTCTGGGCGTCGAAAATCGCCGCATATAACGCTCTCCAGCAGTTCGAGGCGAAGTTTTACGATGTAGTAACAAAAGCCTATATAACCATGACCGTCCGGATGGACGGGTTGATCGTCACGCAGCTTCAAAATTCGGACACGCTGGAGAGCAATGGAGCATATGACCTGAGGTTTAATCTTTTGGAGTTTTAGCATATGTACGGAGTCAGTCAAGCATATATAGCGGCTATCCGCAAGCCGTCAAAAACGCGGAGGCTGGCTGGAAATATCGGGTCAGTCGCTTTTACAGAAGATAACGTGGTGCAGGGAAGCTTTATGGTGGACAACCGGGCATCCTCTGACACCAACGACATCAAGCTGGGATCGGTCTACACCGGAGCATTGACCGCCGTCTTCCGGGGCTTAAACATCCGGGGTGACTGGATGGGTAAGGGTATCTCCGTAAGCGAGGGGCTGTTGATCGGGGAGGACACATGGGAATGGGTGCCGCTTGGCAACTACCATGTAATTGAGGCTTATCACGCAGAGGACGGCGTGCATGTTACGGCATATGACAACATGGATCGGCTGGATCGGCGTTGGGTTCTTTCCAGTGCTACTGGTACTCCATACGATTTCCTGAGCTACATTTCCGCAAGCTGCAACGTTGGTTTGGGACAGACAGAGGAGCAGATCCGGGCACTTCCGAACGGCACACGGGGCTTTGCCTTGTATCCAGAAAATGACATCGAAACTTTCCGGGACATGCTCTTTTGGCTCGCACAAACGATGTGCTGTTTTGCCACATGTGACCGGCAAGGGCGGATCGTGCTCCGGAAGTACGGCGGGACAGCCGTGGATGCCCTTGGATTGACGGATAGATGGAGAGGATCGTCCTACTGTGATTATGTGACGAGCTACACTGGTGTATCACTGGAGCGTCTTGCCACAGAGGAGATCGTAACCAAAAGTGCCGCAGAGGATACCGGGCTAACGTATAATCTCGGAGCAAATCCGCTCCTGCAAACTGGTGATCCGGATGGAGCGCTTGGAGAGATTCTGACGGCACTCGGAGCTATTCAGTATACGCCGTTTTCTGTTGATCGCTCCGGTTGTCCCGCTTATGACCTGGGCGACGCTGTGACATTCCCCGGAGGGCTTGGAAATGGTGCTTCCGGGTGCATCATGGGATATGAGTACAATTTCCACGGGCAGTATAAGATTGAGGGATATGGAGCAAACCCGACACTTGCATCAGCCCGGAGCAAGGCAGACAAGGAGATGGCGGGGATCATCAGCCGGGTGAGTTCCAAAGAAGTCCAGTTCTACACCTTTGAGAACCTCCGCCCAATCACAATCCATGATGATTACCGGGAGATAGCCTATATCCGGTTTATTCCCCTGAAAGACACAGTGGTCACGTTCCAAGCGGAAATCCTTCTCGACGCCGAACCCACCGAGGAAGAGGTGGAGAGGATCGTTGGAGAAATTCAGTATCTCTACAATGGCGTGGAGTTGGAATATCACCCGGTGGAAACGTGGGTTACTGGTGACCACATCCTCCATCTTTTGTATTTTATCAACGCCGATGCGGCGGATGTTGCGAGATTGTCCGTCCGTATGAAATGCGATGGAGAAATCACTATCCCCGCTCGGGGCGTGAGGGCTGCCGTGTCCGGTCAGGGCTTAGCGGCTACATCCTCTTGGGATGGATGGATCGAGGTGGAGGACAATATCACCGAGGTTTCGTTTGGCACATCCCCGACCACGGTGGATGCCTTTGGAGCGGTGGCAACGGTTACCACGCCCGAGGTTATTGTTATTTCGCTCGAGGATGCGATCACGGAAATCAACATCGGGACATCGCCTGTGCCGGACCCGTTCACGGAGTCGCTCTATATCAACAAACAGCCCCTCAAAGAGCTTACATGGGGCGATGTGCTTAGTATCGGTACATGGCAAAATGTCAAGAATGACTACGCATGGTAAGGAGATAATATGCAGTACACAACGAATTATAGCTTGAAGAAGCCTCAGTACGCAGACGAGGCGGACATCGAGGTTATCAATGACAATACGGACGATGTGGATACCCTTATCCATCAGAACCGCACCATGATTGCCCCGGCGTTTGATAATACCAAAGCCTATGTGACGGGTGACCCCGTGGAATATCTCGGGGCACTGTATGTGTTCACGGCTGACAAGGCGGCGGGGGCATGGGATGCGTCAAAAGTTGAGCCTACCACGGCGGCGGAAATGGGTGGCGGTGGAGCGAGTGCCCTTGCAGACCTTGACGATGTGGAGATTACAAGCCCGGCACAGGGGCAGGCGTTGCTTTTCGATGACGATGATGACCTTTGGAAGAATCAGACCTTGCCCGATGCAAGCGTGACGAAAGAAGCGAGTGGCAACCCCATCGAACTCACCGATGCGGCGAGTGCTCCGCTTGTTAAGTGCGTGACAGAGATACAAGGCTCACAGGACTTGCACGGTTATGATAAGCCGTGGGTTGGGGGAGCGGGGAAGAATCTTTATAATCCTGCAACGGAGACAGCTACATCGAGTGCATTAACAAACGAAATAACAGGTAATCCAAACACAGATTATACATTTTCGGTTGATGTATTGCAAAGCGGTTTGTATGTGAAAGGATATGACTCCGGTAGTTGGGTAGAGATAACAACAGCTTATGGAGCTAAACGGTGTACATTTAATAGTGGTGAATATACGAAAATACAAGTTTCAACATATTCATCTAGTTATAGTTTGCCTACACAATTACAAGTGGAAAAAGGCTCTACCGCCACCTCATATGAACCCTACTCCAACATCTGCCCCATCACGGCATATACGGAGGGGGAGATTGAGGTGAGGGGGAAGAACCTGTTTGATGCGGCTACATACTTTGCAAACAGACCTACACTATTCTCCGTTGATGCAAATGGGGTAATAACACAAACGACGGCTGACAGTAGTCCGGAAAGTCAGATGAACACGATGGAACTTGAAGCAGGAACATATACGATTCAAAGAACTCCTGCTTATGGAAAAATGTCAATATATGAGAATGTCGGTGGTGATTGGGTTGTATATGTAAATCGGGACACGGCAAAAAATGCCACATTCACTCTTGACCATACTGCAACACTTTATATAAAGACAAGTTTTGACTACGCAGGAACATATCCTATTACATACACTGTTCAAATCGAAAAAGGCTCAACCCCAACCGCCTACGAACCCTACACCTCCACCACCCACACCACCACCTACCCCTCTGCTATATATAGAGGGAGTGAGGATGTGGTGAATGGGGAAGTGACAACAGAGTGGAGCATGATTGCGAGTTATGCCGGGGAAACCTTGCCGGGTGAGTGGATAAGTGACCGTGATGAGTACGCCCCCGGTACTACTCCAACCACAGGTGCGCAAGTAGCCTACGAACTCGCCACCCCCACCACCTCATCCGTCACCCCAACCAACCTACCGATCCGCACCCTCTCCGGCTACAACCACATAGAGAGCAGTACGGGAGAGATGGAGATTGAGTATATCACCAAAACGTATGAGCCGTTGGTAGAGCTGATACAGAGTAGCGACCACATCTACTCCACGCAGGAGCAGGCGGTGGGAACGTGGGTGGATGGAAAGACGCTTTACGAAAAGACAATCGTGAAGCAGAACATTTCCAGTGCGTCAGGCTCAACCGTGCTTATCCCGAGTTCTGAACTGACAGGAATGAACATCGTTGAAATCGGTGGTAGCTATGTGAGCAGAACCAAAAATTCCACCTACGCTATCAATGCCTATATCAATTCCAACACAATTATTGCCACATGGCTTTCGGAAGATGATATATATTACTGGCTCTACTGGGGAGCGGCTGATACCTACGATGCGTATATCACGATTCGCTACACCAAATCCTCTTCCAACCGCTCATTAAGTGCCCCTGTGACCTCGCAGAAGTCGATTTCCGGGCCTTTAACCGATAAGACCGAAGAAGTACCCACCGAAGAAGAAAAGACCGTAGAAAAGCCCGAAACGGAGGAAGAAACGAATGAAACTGAACGATAGAATCAAGCCCGTCACCCTCGGCGGAATAGACATTTCCAAAATCAAAGGGCACACCACAATCATCTTGAAGGACGTCAAGACGGGCAAGGAAGAGCGTTTTGAAGATACGAACATGATGACCAACGCCATTCAGAATTATTTTGCCAACTGTGGCTTTCTGAACTTTCCCGACCTTGATAAGGATAACCTTGTGGAGAACCTTCTCGGCGGCGTCCTTTGCCTTGACGATACCATCACGGAGCAGGCGGGAATCGTAAGAGTTCCCCCGGGAGTTAAAATGACCGCTAACTGTTGCGTAGGGCAGAATCAGGCACTCTTGCCCTCGGAAATGGGTATCTACTCCGCAGAGGAGAGTGGATGGCAGGGGGACGGCTCCTACAAGCAGACCTATGACTGGACAACCACACGGGGCAACGGAACGATTGCCTGTGTGTGCCTGACCTCCAAAGCGATGGGGTATGTCGGAATCGGCAACGCCACGTCCGGGGATGCTGTCACAAGTGGCTCTCTGGACGTCCTCACAGGCTCTACAACGGCTTTTAGGTTGTCATCCCGGGGATACTCCGAAAAGGTTGCAAAAGTCAATTTAGAGGATTCTACGGCGTATGGTATTGACTTCTCGGATTTGGCAAACGGCAACATCACCATCAGGAAATATCGCATCCCGACCTCAAAGGTTAACCTCAAAGGCACGACTACCTCGTGCGAAGTTTTGGAGACAACAACGATCACCACAAGCGATGCGGACGCCATAGCTCTCTCCACCATGCTCACCACGGGCGGTTTCGATTTCCATGATGATTACAGTAAGTTCTATTTCTGGAACACTGGCAACAGCGGGACTACATGGGGCACGAATTACACCCAGTATCTCTTTGAGCTTGACCCGGCTCTCGGGACGCTGACCAAAAAGACCATCCTCAACACATCCGGGGCTACTCTGCACTGTATGGGCGATCCCGTATTCCTCGGTGATGGAAAGATTGCTTTTATTAACGATTACGAACACAATCAGAACACGATGAACGCCGAATACATCTACATCTATGACCCCTCTGACGGCACGATGATGGCTGTGCAGAACATCGGCGCTGCAAAGACGGCGTGGACGAACGCAAATGCACAGTGTATGTACGACGTAGGAGACGGGCGCTTGATCCTCGGATATTACAACAATGTATTCGGGACAGGTCCGGCGATGTGCCTTGATTCGGAAGGGGAGTTGCACAAGATTAACATGGGCGCTTCTTCGGCATCTAACAAATGGTTCGGCGTTTCTCCGACATCCTCACCGCTCGTTAAGTATGCCGCAAGATATTCTGACAACTATCAGGATTCCGTTATCCACCTCAGGCGGAAGGTTGACTATATTGCCACAATCAACAACCTCGAGACGCCGATTGCGAAGACCGCAGAGAAAGCCATGAAGGTGGTCTATACGATTTCTTTCGAGAATGAGGAGGAAGAGTAATGCCTGAATGGGTCGCTAACGTGTCTCTCGTCCTTGCCCTTGCGCTTTCTGCCTTCAATTTGTGGGATAAGCTTGACGCCAAGAAAAAAGCCTTAAAAGCGCCCACAGAGGCTATTATTTCCCGGCTTGACGCACTGGAGAAGAAGCACGAACAATACGATGATTATTTCCGGCGTGACCTTCGGCGCATTGAGATCGTGGAAGAAGGAAACCGGGTAACTCAAAAGGCTCTGCTTGCGCTCATGTCCCATGCCATAGATGGAAATGACATTGAGCGCCTGAAGAAAGCCAAAGATGACTTGAATGAATATCTGATTAACAGATAGGGGGTGACGCTATGAGACTTCCGGACAATGTATATCGCTTTCTGAAATGGACAGCGCTGATCGCTCTCCCGGCTCTCGCAACGTTCTATGGGATTGTTGGAAAGGTTTGGGAGATTCCGTTTACCGCCGAAGTGGTTACTACCATTTCAGCGGCGGCAGCTTTTATTGGGACGCTGATCGGCGTGAGCACTGTCGCATACAATAAGGACAAGGAGGATGAGCAGAATGGCAACAGCAAAGGCAATAGTTGATTATGCAATCTCGCAGATCGGGACCGCAGAGAATCCGCTCGGAAGTAACAAGCAGAAATACGGAGCACTTTTGGATACGCTCCCTTGGTATCTTTACAAGGACGGGAGCAAGACGTGGATCCACAAGGTTAACGGCTTTGATTGGTGCACCCAGTTTGTTGACGCAAGCTTTATCACCGTTTTAGGCATTGACGAAGCCCGCAAGATTCTCTACCGCCCACAGTATAACAATTATGGGTGTGTGGTGAGACACGCCTATAATTATTTCAAAGCGGCTGGGCGTGGATATACTAAAGCCGACCATGATCCTGCTCCCGGGGATGTTATCTACTTTCAAAACTCGGAGGGGTTAAGCCATACCGGGATCGTGATCGAAGTGACGGACACATCCGTCATCACGGTTGAGGGCAACACCGGGAGAGGGAGCAATTACGTCGCGAAGAAAACGTACAGAAAGACTTCCGACTACATCTATGGATACGGGTGCCCGGTTTATTCCGAACCCGTTCCTCAGAAGTACCCTGATCCCCCGTTTAAAGTGACCTGCCTCAAATCCGGCATTACTGGACGCCGTGCGGATCACTGGTCAAGCTCAAAATATCTCGGGACGCTTGACAAGGGGACATACACCATCATCAGTGTAAGCGGAGACTTTGGGCAGCTCAAAGAAGTGCCGGGATGGATCTATCTCGTTGATGATAATCTTGTGATCGAGAGGTCGTTGGATGGATATACCATTGGGAAGAAGTACAAGGTTATCCCTTCTGACGGGCTTAATCTGCGGACCGAACCATCCACAAAAGCGGATATAATCAAACTGATGCCGAAGGGCACGATTGTCCTTTGCCGTGGGCTTAAGATGATCGACGGCAACACATGGATGCAGATCGTGGATTGTGAAGGATGGTGCGCGGCACATTACAATGGTGATCGCTACGTCAAGTAGTGCTCATATATGTTTTCCTTTTTTGGGAGGCGGAGTGGTTATGTTTTAACATGGCTGCTCCGCTTTTTTTGTGTGCCAAAAAGTCAATCTTTTGACCGGTTTAGTCAAAGTTTAGTCAAAAGAAGTCAATTTTTTTATATTTTTTTTGAAAATGACCGGAAAAATCGGAGAAATGATACCTAGACCTATGTAAGACACGAGCTCGCCAAAATATAGGAGGTAAAAACATGAATAAAATGAACAAATTGAAAAACCAGATTGCGGAGGCAAGAGCCGAATGGCTGAAGAATCTTATTTCTTCAGACGGCTACGGCGGAAACGATACGCTTATCTATGGCGTCCGGATGTATCTCCGGGCGCTGGGCGATGTGGAAGAGATGATCCACGAGATCGAGGGCAGCGAAGGTTAAGCACTGGGGGCATTTTGGGGGCAGAAATTTCCAAAAGGGGCATTTTGGGGGCAGATTTCCGAGGTGCGAAACTGTCCTCTAAAGTGCCGAAATGTCAATGTTTATGCGGGTCCGTGCCGATGTTGTATTTTTTGTCCTTAATATGTTGTGAGTACAACTAACTCACATCTTTCCCTTATTTCATGCGGTTTCCGGGCGCTTTGGGGGCAATTTGGGGGCAAAATGAGCAATAAAAAAGACCGGGGCGAACATCTGGCGATTCGGGTCCCGGTCATGTATGTGGTTGTCTGATTATTATACCACATTCCAACCCAAATTTGCAGAAAATTTTTTTGAAAAAACGTTAAAAAAGTGTTGATTTTTTCCGACATTAGGAAATAAAAAGTGCCCCGGAGGGATGGGCGTCCTTCCGGGGTGATGTGCAGGACTGGTGCATGAAGGAGTGATACGGGGCTCACATCTGCATTGTCCAAGGAGTGCTAGGAGTATTCCAGCAATAAGGGCGAGGATCAAGGATAGGATCCATCGCCCTTTTATTATCTCAAATTATGCGCACTTTTTCAAGAGCACTTTCCTCACGCTTTTTCGCTTTTTCGGTAACATGATAATATACTGCTTTTGTGGTCGCTGTCCCCTTATGCCCGACCCGCCTGGCGATCGTATCCAACGTGATACCCTGTTCGGCAAGGAGCGCAACGTGCGTATGCCGTAGCATGTGTGGGTGGTACCCATATTTTCGCAATTCCCGCCCGAAATGCTGCTCCCGGTAATGATTTCCAAAAGGGGAATAGAAGAGCGTTTCCGGGCGGATGCCCCGCGCCATGATGTCCAACTTCCGCCACTTCAGAAACTCATTGAGCATTTCCCGGAGCTCTGGTTGGATGAATACTTCCCGGATGGAGCTGGAGTTCTTCGGTTTTGTGACCTCATCCTCCCGGGAAGAGTAGGATTTGGTGACGCTGATGTACTTCTCCCCGATGTCATCCACCATGAGCGCCGACGCCTCGCCGATCCGCATCCCGGTAAGGGCGAGGAACTGCGTCATGTAGTACGCCATGCCGGAGAGGTGCGTCAGGAGCTCCCGGAGCTGATCCTGCTCCAAGTAGAGCGATGCCGGGTCCGGCGCTGCCTTCTCGATCTTTAAGCGCTTGACATTCTGCGCTGGGTTGCTTTCCAAATACTCCATGTCCACGCACCACCAGAGGAATGTCTTAAAAGCGGCGAGTGTCCGATTTATCACCTGCGGCTCCCACGGCGCCTTGTATAACGTCCGGCGGATCAATGCCGGGGTGAGATCTTCCAAGGCAATCTCGCCAAAGATGCCTTTGCATTTCCCGAGGCTATATTCTGCGTTCTTCCTGGTGGAGTTCCGGCAATCCTTCAAGTCCAAGTAATCACGTACGGCGGCTTCCAGCGTGATCCGCTTTCCAACTCCATCATCATTCTGGAGGGCGGCGACCTTCCCCCGGAGTTCTTCAAGGGCTTTCCTGCGCGCCTGTGGCGTGTCCTTTGGAAGCGCGACAGCCACCCGCCGCACCTTCCCGTTGATTTTAACCCGGTCTACAAGGCGGAGGCGTCCGCCGGATCTGTCAATCCACATAAGGCATCATCTCCCTTCTTCTCAAAGCGGTATTTATCGTTTTCTACAATATCCCGCGCGTAATCTAAAACTTTCTTCTTTCCATCATCATTCATCTCGCGCATGAGGTCGCGCACCTTGTCGATCAGGAGATCCGGGAAGGATGCTTCCAACCACTCCGTCACTTCTTTTGCAGGACTTGAATAGGTGACATTTTCCATCGGCACATCAAAGCCCATGAGCCACATCGGGCTCACATCGAGAGCGCCAGCAAGTTTCCCGGCGGTGATGCTCCGGGGCGCAAACACTCCATGCAGATATTGAGAGATGGAAGGTTCGCTGACATTCGCCTTGTCTGACAGTTCCTTCGCGGTAAGTCTCGCCCGTTCCATAGCAAATCTTAACCTTTTAGCTGTTTCTGCGTTCTTCATTCCGATCACTTCCCTTCATTGATTTGTTATCCCCATTGTATACGGAATAATTTTAGAAATCAACATTTTTCTTTAACTTCTTTAACAAAAAGCGTTGACACTTTAACTTATTTATGTTAAAGTCTTTTTTGTGGGGCACCCACTGGCAAAGGACAACAGAAAGGAGGATATCACGGAATGGCTTATGGAAAGCTAAAAGGTCGCATTGTGGAGAAGTTCGGATCACAGGCGCGCTTTGCGGACGCCTTGGGAACCACTGAAAACACGGTTTCCCGGAAGATGCAGAGCAAGGTTGGGTTCAGCAAGGACGACATGATCAGATGGGCGAAACTGCTGGACATTCCAACGGAGCGAATCCCGGACTATTTTTTTTGCGGTGAGAATTAAAGTTGTTTAAGTTGAAGAGGAGGTGAGCGGATGGGCGTGGAATTATCGGAGCAGGAAACCATCATCAACATCATGCGGACAGAAGACCGGGCAGAGATCTACACAAGCGATAGCACGATGATCACGAAGCTCGACCGGAAGGTGAAGGAGAATCCGGATATATGGAAAATTCTCACAGAAAACACGGTTTCGGGCAAAGTTGTATCGAAAACGTACAGTTGCCCTAAAAAATTAGTTTCTTTGAGAAATCGCCCGGTGATAGGGGGAAATTCGGGAAATACTGACGCTTTGAGAGAGTACATGGAACGGAAGCGAACGGAACAGCAGGAAGGAGAGTGATTTGGATGTTCGTCACGGCGCGGATGTTATCGGCGGAGCTCGGACTTGATCCACGGACAATCCTGCGACACGCCGCAAAGTTGGAGGAGCAGGGGATCGCGGTGAAAGCTCGGATCGGCAAACCAGTAATGATAAACCGGAGCATCTTTATGATGGCTGTATTCCCCGGATGGAAGGAGGAAGAAAATGGACTGGAAGCAGAGTGATAGAAAGAAGCGGCTCTATGTGATCGGGATTGCATTGTTTGCCATTGTGGTCCTCGGCACGCCGGGAGCGCTTGAACTGTGCAACATCACCATCATGGAGTGCCTTTGGCAGATCACCGTGTCGCTGATCGGCGGGATCTTCTTCTGGGATCTGCTCCGGTTGGAGTTTGAGCGGGCGGCTATATGCGGGAGGTTGATCTACTATGGAGACTAATTATGCAGAATATGCGGGAGGGCAGGACTGGCCTCTCACGCTGGATCAGATCATCGGACAGCTCAAAGCGATCCGGGATCTCAAACGAAACGGCGATACCTGGGTGATGGTGGATGATGATGTGCGATATGTAGTCACGCATATCGGGCTTGCTTCCAACGGCAATATCACCATTAACACGATGGAAACGCCGCACGACAAGGATGATCGGGAGGAAATCGAGGAACACTTCCCGTTCATGACGGACGATCTCCCGTGGGAAGACGAGGAGCATGAAGAAGAGGACATTGATGGAGATGTGGCTGATGAGCTTGTGCAGGAATACAGAGAGGAGGGAATCAAAAGATGGTAACTAAGGAAGAGTATAAAGCGCTCCGGGAAGGGGCGGCACGGCGTGTAATGGATAAGCTGGAGGAGATTGCCGACATTGTCAAGGGACTTCGTGAGGAGGTCGGCGGAAGGGCAATGGAGGCAAAGGATGTGTCTCTCATGATTGATTTGAACACGGGGCAGAAGACCGTGTCGGCCTATAAATATCACGAAGAAAAAGACAGGCGCTCCGAATACCTCATTGACTCAAATATGATCGATGGGAGGTTCTACCCGGACGGCATTGCTAATATAACGAAGTTTATCGGGGAGGAGGAGTGATGGGAAAGTTTACCTGGAAAAAGTCCGGAAAGATTATCCGGCATGATGTGACTGCAATCGTCTATGAATGCGCTGATGTTCCGTACACCATCGAAAGCCGGAAGAAGCAGATCCCGCACTCGAACGGCTATCCGGGAACATGGGAGCACACCACCTATTTCGTGGTAAAAGACGGTGAAGATGTGAGGGAGTTCCAAACACTGAAGGACGCTAAGGACTATGTTGAAGATTTGTAAGAAGGGAGTGAGGACTTATTTCAAAAGTAATCGGAATCATGGGAGAGTCCGGCAGCGGGAAGACAACCGCCATGCGGACACTGGATCCAAAAACAACATTCTATCTCGATTGTGATGGCAAGGGGCTCTCGTGGAAGGGCTGGCGGGATCAGTATTCCGTGGAAAAGATGAACTACTGGAAGACGGATCTTGTTGGAGCGGTGCAGTCCATGCTCGACAAGATCAACACGGACGTGAAGTTTAAGCACATCAAGGTGGTGGTGATCGACACGCTGAATGGGCTGATGGTGGCGGATGAAGTCCGCCGAATGAAGGAGAAAAACTTCGACAAGTGGGTTGACCTTGCTCAGTGCATATGGGGGCTTCTAGATCAAGCGCACAAGCTCCGGGATGATTTGACGGTCATCCTTGTCTGCCACTCGCAGACGCAGAAAGAGGATGATGGCTACACGTTCACCCGGATCAAGACATCCGGAAAGAAGCTAGACAAGCTCTGCGTGGAAAGCAAGCTGACCACCGTGCTCCATGCGGAAGCGAAGGATGGACAGTATATTTTCCGGACGCACGCGAACAATTCAACGGCAAAGACCCCGCTCGGAGCATTCGAGAGCGATGAGATACCGAACGATATGGCGGCAGTATTGAAGGCACTGGAGGAATACTGATGGAAATGAGGGAATACTATCAATCATCCAAGTGGGCAGAAAAACGGAATGCCAGGTTGAAAATTGATGGTTTTAAGTGCGCAAAGTGCGGATTTACAAGGGCATTGGAAGTGCACCACATCAATTATGAGAGATTTGGCGATGAGGATGTTTCCAGAGACCTTATAACGCTCTGCAAGAAATGCCATCAGGAAGTGGAAGAGCAGAAGAGAAGGATAAACCCGGTTATTAAGCGTGAGCATCATAGTGTATATCTTGCCGGGAAAATAAGCTGTGGTGGCTGGAGAAACGTGATGTTTAGCGAATATAGAGACCACAGTGTAGGTAAGCTAACAATAGCCGAAATTGACCCATTACCAATAAATGAATCACTAACCATAACAGGCCCATTTTTTATATCTTGTGATCACGGATGCTACCATGGAGATGGATTACATGGAGTTGGCGCATGGGAAGGTGATTTAGATGATCTTATGTTTAGGAATCATGGAGTCCCGACTGATTGGCCCGGATGTGGAGACCTGGGCTTCTCTAAACGCAAAGTCGTAAACTTATGCAAAAAACAAATAGATGAGGCTGAAATTGTCTTCGTCTACATTGATTGCCGGGATTGCTTCGGGACACTGGCGGAGATTGGATATGCTCACGCAAAAGGCAAGAGCATCATTATCAAATTCAAAGATGACGATCTGGAAAGAGATATGTGGTTTATCAGCAAAATGCAGCAAAAGAAAACAGATGTATCCGATTGGTGGATACGAGAACAGCTTATATCAAAAATCAAGGAGGACTAACAAATGAAAGTACCCAGTTACAACAAACAGAACAGAAAGACCAGCGGCAACTTTGAACCGCTCCCGAAGGGGAACTATGTATGCAAAATTCTCAACGCCGAGGAAGTCACTTATAAGAACGGCGGACATGGGATCAAGATTTCTTTCGACATCGCCGAGGGGGAATATAAGGACTTCTACATGAAGAAGTGGCAGGAGGATACACGGGAAGACAAGAAATGGAACATGGATGCCGTCTATTATCTCGGCATCCCGGAGGATGGCTGTCAGGCGTTCGTGCAGGATCAGTGGGATACCTTTTGGGCTAACGTAGAGCTTTCCAACAATGGCTATGTCTTCACCGGGGATGAGCAGAGCGTGAAGGGGAAAGTCTTCGGCGGGATCTTCCGGATTGAGCAGAGCACTTCCAACGATGGGAAGACCGTCTATGACCATACCAAACTCTATCGGACGGACATTGCACAGAATATCCGGGATGGCAAGGTCAAGTGGGTTCCCAAGGACAAGCTCGCAAGCTCTGCCCCGGCTTCCAGCTCCGCCGCTTCCAACGATAACTTCATCCAGGTCTCCGGGCCGGTTGATCTTCCCTTCTGATGGATGCCTTTGAGATTGAGAATGTCCTGAAGTCGTTTCGGGTGGTCGTGGACACGAGGGAGCAGGAGACAAAGCGCGCCCGGGAGAGATATGACAGCTTCGGCGCCCCGTATGAGCGGGCGGTGTTGGATTTTGGTGACTATGCCGCAAATCTGACCTTGCCCGCCGGGGAACTCCATGAAGTTTCCAACCGGATCATCCCGGCGTGCGTTGTGGAGCGGAAGCAGAATCTCGATGAGCTGGCGATGTGCTTCACACGAAGCCGGGATCGCTTTAGGCGTGAGTTTGAGCGGGCACAAGCTGCCGGGGCTCGGGTGTATCTTCTCACCGAAAACGCTTCTCTGGATATGCTCATCATGGGGCAGTATCGCTCCCGCTTCCAACCAAATGCCTTCCTTGCATCCCTTGTGGCGTGGTCGATCCGGTATGACATGGTCCCGGTCTTCTGTGAGATGGGGCACTCCGGGAGGATCATCCGGGAGATTTTGTACCGGGACATAAAGGAAAGACTGGAGAAAGGAGAGATAGGGTGATTAAAAAGATTCAAATAACAGTTGACGCAGTATTCTGTGACGAATGCAAAAAAGACCTTATGTCTTATGACGGTAACCCTTACTGGGAAAAGGACGGAAAACACTATTGTGAAATGTGCGCTCTTAAGTCCGGCGCCATGTCTCCGCTGGAATATGCGCAGAGATATAATCCGTGGACGCGCAAATATTACGCAGCGGAGCTTGTCGGTGATGAAATTCGCGCTTATTACAAGTGCAAAACCAAGAAAGGGTACCGTGTGGATAGATGGGGGCTTGTGTTAAATGCGTAATTTTAGTGATGATGAATACTTGAAGATCTTCCGAAGAATGGTCTATTGGGAATGGTACACAGATGTCAATACGAAGGTTCTATTCTTGCACTGTCTGATCATGGCTAACTGGAGACCTGGAAGCTGGAAAGGAAAGCCGTATAAGCGAGGGCAGTTTTACACATCTTTATCATCACTCGCAAAAGAGACCGGTTTAACAATCAAGCAAGTTCGGACAGCATTAGCACACTTAAAAGAGACAGGAGAGGTGGCAGATTCCGTAAGTGGCAAGAGCCGCCTAATTACGGTGCTTTTCTACGATAAGTACCAAGGTGATGGGCAAGATCAGGGGCAGGATAATGGCACGATCAACGGCAAGGTTCCGGCAAGGTGTGGGCAAGATAAGGGCAACAGATATAAGAATAATAAGAATAATAAGAATAAAAGAAATAATACACCGGGCCCGCCTTCGCCTTCGGCGGGCGTCCCGGATGGCTCGGACGGCTACGGAGCACCGCCGCCGGGATGGGATCAGGAGTGCGAGGAGCAATTTTTGAAAGATAAGCCGTACAACCCACGGCAAACAAGGTTGGAGTGGTGGCAATTCTGGAAGGAGTGATGGGATGGGGCTTTATGTATTCAAGCGGGAGGATGCCGAGGACTTCGCCCGGGCGATCGGAGCGAAGACAAGCCAAAGGGGCGATGAATTGTTTTTCCAAGAGTGCCCGTACTGCAAGGGGCAGACCCACGACCGCAAGACCTTTTCCATAAATCTTCGCAACGGGATGTATAAGTGCTTCCGGGCGTCCTGTGGAGCTAAGGGGAATATGCTCACGCTTGCCAAAGACTTTGATTTCTCACTTGGGCAGAACGTGGATGAGTATTATAGGCCAACGAAGCATTACAAAACCTTTAAGCCGACGCCCAAGATCGTCCCGAAGCCCGGAGCAATAGCATATCTGGAAAGCCGGGGCATTAGCTCAGCCGTGGCAGAACGATACGAAGTGACCGACAAGGATGGAGTGATCTGCTTCCCATTCCGGGATGATACCGGGGCGGTGGTCATGATTAAGTACCGCAACCCGAACCCGCAGGAAGGGCAAAGCAAGGAATGGTTTGAGAGTGGATGCAAGCCGATCCTCTACGGGATGGAGCAGTGCAACCTTAATAATCCAACCCTGATTGTTACCGAGGGGCAAATGGACAGCTTATCCGTGGCGGAGGCTGGGTTGGAAAATGCCGTTTCGGTCCCGGGAGGGGCAAAGAACTTCACATGGATTCCCTATTGTTGGAATTGGCTGGAGCACTTCGAGAAGATCGTCATTTTCGGGGATCACGAAAAAGGGAAGATAACTCTCTATGCCGAATTCTATCAACACTGGAAGAGCAAGGTCTGGTGCGTCCGGGAGCAGGACTATCTCGATTGCAAAGACGCAAACGACATCCTGCGGAAGTATGGCCCGGAGCAGATCCGGAAATGCGTGGAGAACGCAGAGCAGCCGCCGATCCCGTGTGTCATGGATATGGCAGAGGTGGAAGAGGTGGATGTTAATGCTTTGGAAAAGCTCGCCACATGGATCCCGGCGCTGGATGAAACTCTATGCGGGGGCTTGCCGTTCGGTCAGGTGGTTCTCATCACCGGGAAATCCGGAGATGGAAAATCAACCTTCGCGAATCAGATCATGGTCAATGCCGTGGATCAGGGGCACAAGCTTTTCATTTATTCCGGCGAGTTACCGAATTACCTTTTAAAAGCCTGGCTTTTCTTCCAGGCCGCCGGGCCCGGGAACATCCGGAAGTCAAGACGCTTTGGAAACGGGTACGAAATTGAACCGGTGGCGAAGGCAGCCATCAACGAATGGTTCCGAGATCGTGTCTATCTCTACGACAACCGCATCACGGATGCCGAGGAGCCGGAAGAGATCAAGCTGGTGGAGATCATGGAAGAGGTGATCCGGCAGAAGGGCGCAAGGGTGATTTTGTTGGATAACCTGATGACGGCGATGGATTTGGAGCCGACCGGGACAAGCTCGGACAAGTACGACCGGCAAAGCGTGTTTATGAAGAAGCTGGCAAGGATCGCCATGAAATACAATGTCCTGATTGTTTTGGTAGCGCACAAGCGCAAGGTCAATGCCGGAGATACAAATGACACGGTCAGTGGGTCCGCCGACATAGTCAACCTGGCATCCATCGTGTTGAGTTACGAGCGTGGGAGCGCCGAAGACGATCCGTGGATTCGCTGGTTAAAAGTCACCAAAAACCGACTTTTCGGGAGAACGCATGATGGAATCCGGCTCACGTTTGACGAATCATCCAAGCGGGTCTGTCAGGATGGCACCGAGCCAACGTGGCAATATGACTGGGAAGTGTTTGGAGACTTTGCAGAACAATCCGAAATTGACTTTGGAGGAAATGATGGCAGTTAAGCACCAATACGGCAACAAGCGCTATTTTGGCACTTTAAGCGAAGGCGGGACGCTCCGGCTATACGATGCCCGGACGGATGAGTTGGTATTCCTCTGCGTGGCTTCCAGCGTGCGAACCAGGCGGGAGCTGATGCAGTTCGTGGAGGAATTCCCGTACTTTCTGGAGATGCTGAAGGAGGGTGATGACAGTGGGATTTGAAAAGGACAGTAAAGAGAGGGCGATGATGGTGGCGTTTTATCGCCTTATGGAGCGTTGGTGGGACGTGATTCTGCGGACAGACGAGGAATGGAGGAAATACCTGGAAGAGGCCGAGGCTTTCATCCGG